AAAGTCACTTTTGCCACTCTGGGCTTTGACATGAAATGGCGAGAACATTCGTCGGTATATTTAGCTACGTTTCTTAAAGGAATGTGGTTCCCGACAGATGAGGGGCCCATTTGGGGGCCTCTCCCATCTCGTGTCCTGAAGTTTGGTAAAAGTTTGCGTGACCCTCGTGAACTGTTCCCAACCTCTGACCCTGGATTAGCAGCCGGGGCCTTCCTCAACGCTGTGGGGCGGACGTATTCCGCTTATTTTCCAACTATAGTGTTGAGGGGTTTGGTGCAGAGGGTTCTCTCCTTTGAACCTCTAGAACCCAAGCAACCCCTTTTCGAAGGTGGTATGCGCGTCCCGTCGACTGGTTCTCAGTCTAGGATGCAATGCAGCGATTGGTCATTCGTCGCAGAGCATTATGGAGTTTCTGTTGAGGATTTGCTCGGTCTCGAATACATCTATTCACGAGTAGATGTGTTCACGTTTATCGAGCATCCACTCTTAGCTCGTATGGCTGAGGTGGACTATATGTAAACCTTTTAGGTGGCCCAACCGGTGTAGTGGTAGGTTGGTTGGGACGGCTCCGTGGCTGGGGCTAGGGAATAGGGGGCTCGTGTAAAAATCTCACCTGAGTCACGTACTATCATGCCAAATAGGAAGAAAAGTAATGAAGCTGTCGTTGTTGCGAAGTTTCCAGAACCTAAGGGTAAGCCGTCAGGCCGATCTAGTCCCCCCGGACAAGGAAAGTCGAAGGCTGCCCGGAAGCGTCGTAACAAGAAAGCGAAAGTGGCGGCCGTGGAAAACGAAATCGCGACCGCCCAAGAAGCAGAAACCAGATCGACGCGTAGTGCTGATAGGCGTTGGGGATTTGGAGTTAAGGACTTGCACTTTAGCTCTAGGTCCGCGACCCGTTCTGCGCCGCGTGCCGATTTGGTTGCTAACTCCCAAATGGTGGGTCTGGGTGAACGAACTAGACCTATTGTGCGTGTTATGCCACATATGGAACAAGGGCGAACTAGGAAAGGTGTCATGACTGATGAACTCGTCGGCCATGACATACTCTGTTCGGTTACGGTGCCCGCTGCTGGTGCCGTTCCTGGTGACGTGTTGTGTCGTATTAAGTTAAACCCTAAGGAATTGACCGGGACTCGTGTAAGTCAATATGCACCTCTATACAATCAGTTTGAGTTCTTGCAATTGATGTTTGAATATGAGCCCGTGGCTTCTGCTGTAACCTCTGGTCAAGTAATTGGATTTCATGATCCTGATCCTGAGAATGAATATGTGAATGAGACAGGTAATCTGCAGAGAGCTGCTGCTTTCGCGGGTAGCTGTCCCGTTCAGATCTGGGATCGTGCGTGTTTCAATGGCAATAAGACCGACGACTATACGGATTTGTTCATAAAGGACAATGGTATAGACGAGAGGCTAACATACCAAGGTCAATTCGTTTTGATTGCCAACTCTACCCTTACAGCGGGAGATGCGCTGGGCCTTATTTATTTGCACTATCGTTGTGCTTATTTTGTGCCTCAGCTATCTCAAGATTCTCAGACGCTGTATGCTGCTTTCTCAGATACTGGCGCTGGAGTGGATGCTGGTACCCCTTTCGGTACTGGTGCCCTCCCGCGTTGGTGGGATAGCGCAGGAATTGGTTATTTGACCGGTTTCCCAATGGATAAAGCTTGGTTGACTTATGACGGACAAGCGGCGTCCGGGGCTTCTCAAATTGCGTTCAAGAACCCGGACCAATGTGCTTTAATAGTCTGCTGTACCTTAACGGGTACCGGCATCACCGTATGGACGGGAGGTCCATTGACTATCGCAGGTGCGGGCAGTCCCTTTGGGACGGGCTGCATCAATGCGGCAGGTACTTCCCTGACGAATATAATAGTATACAATGATGTGCCAGAAGATTCAATTGCTACTATTCCAGCGGTGACGGCGACTACTATCACCGGAGCTACTATGCTCCTTCTCCGCTTATCCCCCCTTGTGGTCCAGACCGCGTCTTTCAGACGCAGGATGGCCCGCATCGTTTCAATGTGTAAGGATCGCTCCGAACGTGAATCTGAAGACCAAATTAATGATTTACGTCGGCGTTTGGATGAACTCGCAAAACTTTATGGAGGTGTGACTGGCTCTATGGCGGTTACACCAATTGCGAAGTGGGATGCTGCGTTAGAGCCCAGTTCTGAAGAATCCGAGCAATCGGATCCTGCACATACTGTGGTTTTGGCGCCGCCTACTGAGTGTCAAAAGTGTGGCCAGTTCTCTTTTAATCCTCGTGATTGTCCAGGTTGTAGGAAGATTCTCGCCTACAAGTTGACTCAAAAGTGATCTTATACGGGTCTGTGGGTGCCTCTGCTAAGCAAGCAGTAGGGACATCTCCTAAAAGCCACCGCCGCTTGCTAAAGCC